ATGAAAGCGGGCAAGCTTATCTATACGGAAGATGTCGCAGCCCCCGGCACAGTGCTGGTAACGAGGCAGAGCAAGCTTACGGGTAAGCACAACAGCATGGTGGTGCCCCTGCCTCGTGAAGCGTTTGAGGACGGGCTGGCCGCATGGGCAACGGGGGCGCTGATCCAAGATGCGTTCCCCACACGCAACGCAAACCAGCGTGAGTTCGTGCTGACGGGCACGACGCCCGAAGAGTGGGACGCAGCTTTCGGGGAGGACGAGGCATGACCGCCTTCACCCCGGAGGGAAAAACCAAGCGCAAGCTGACCACCTTCCTCCGCCTGCTCCAGCCAGTTCCCTATCTCTTTTTCCCCCAGACCGGGGGATACGGACGCTCAGGCATCCCCGACGTTGTCGGGTGTTGGCGGGGGAGGTTCTTCGCCATCGAGTGCAAGGCGGAAGGCAAACTGGGCAACACTACGGCACTGCAACAGAGAGAAATAACAACAATAAAAGAGGCGGGTGGTATTGCCTTCGTATATGATGGTACAATGACCGAAGAAGAATTATTAAACAAACTAGAGGGAAAGAAGTGAGCAAGAAGAACAACCCGGAGTACCAGCATGTGGTACACCTGACCAAAGAAGAGATGCGTAACATTAGTTACGCTCTGAGCGTTACCATCGGGGAGCGCAACGGCATTATCCCCGCCAACGAATTTAAGAAGCTGGAAGAGCTTGCGGAATTCATCAGCGACGCAATTAAAAAGTGGGAGATGTGAGATGAAAGCTAAAGTTTCTGGATTTTATGATGGCGACTCCGGCTACATGAGCCTGCCGGCCCCGATGTGGGAGGGGAAGGAAGAAATCAGCGTGGGGGTGTGGCTGACGGGTTTGTACCGTGGGAAGAAGACGGGGCGGATGGTGGCACGGTTTGACTCTCAGTGGGCGGATCGGCAGGGGCGGACTACGGGGGAGTATTTTTCTCGGATCTTTACATCCGATTGGGTTAATTACTGCGATCTTGTGGGCATTGACCCGCAGGTTGAAGCGGAGGAACTGTGATGTCACTACGAGCAAAACGCGCAGCGGTAACGCTGCAATGGCTGAAGACCTGTTCGCCCGAGTTCCGGGCGCAGATTTACGACGATTGGCTTGGACTGGCGACTGCTGGAGAGGTACGCAAGTACTGGAAAGAGTGGATGGGGCCATTCCCCCAGTGGGCTGAGTTTTTAACAGCGAGGATTGAAAAATGAAACCTTGGGATTTGCAGACGCACTTGAAGAGTGGGGAACGGTACGCAAACACGGATTTGCGCCGCCCGTGCAGCAAGATTGTGTGCTACGACGGGTTTGCAGTGTCAGTGCAGGCGTCGAGCGCGCACTACTCCACGCCTCAGGATAATGAAGGCCCATACACGCATGTCGAGGTTGGCTATCCACTTGAGCCGGTTGAGGCTTGGGTGGAATACGCGGAAGGCCCTGATGACCTGACGAGAACGGTCTACCCCTACGTCCCCATTGAGTTGGTAGAAGCGGTGCTTGAGGCACGTGGGGGCGTCGATTGGACTGCGACGGTCTGGGAAATCAATTCGACAGAGGAGGAGAAAGAAAATGGAGGCTAAGAAAAACCCGCAGCCGAAACTGACTGACATCAGTCAGTTCTTGATTCGTAAGCCCACACACAACGTGTGGGGGGTTGAAGACCTCGACATCAAGAGAGCGCAGGCTCTCAAGATACTGGGAGACAAGTGGCTGCTGCATCCCAAGCATGCCCCCATCAAAGCCGACTACAGCGGCTGGCCGGTCAGAGGAGGTGCCCGATGAAAGAGAAAGACGAGCATGGGTTGAGTGAGTCCGAGTTGTTCTTGGCGAGTGCGTGGGATGATGGGGAAGAGGTGTCTACGCCACCGCCGACATCGACGTACTCCTGTAAGTCCCCGCAGGCCGAGTTTGTTTATTTCGCGACCAAGGTGAAGGGCGGGCGGATTGAGATTGAGGGGGAGCCGAGTCCGTTCCTGAGTCGGTTGATTCGGGACGTAGGCGATTTGATTGCAAAAGCAATAGAGGAGAATTGAGATGCGACAAGAGGAGAACACCGGGGTCATGCCTAAGGAACGCAAAGAGGCGTTAATGAAAGCGGTTAAGGAAGACCTGTATAAGCTTGCGAAGCCGATGATCGATGACCTGATTAATGACGCCCTGCGGAAGGAGCACCTTGAGCAGGTGGTGCTGGGGAAGAAGCTCATCGAGTGGCAGGGGAAGTTTGAAGTGGCGTACCCCGACTACCAGAAGCGGATTGAGACTGCGGCCAAGCGGATTGACCAGTCGATACAAGCTGCCGCTGACCTCCGTGTCGGGGAGGTGGGGTTAAAAATCCAGCATCTTGCCCACCGACTACAGTTGGCGGTGCTGCGCGAGACCGTTGCCAGTGAGATGTTGTGGTGGTCGCGGAAGGTCAACCCGGATGCGCCGAACCAGACGCTGGAGATTATGGCGCACCTCTACGAGGTCGCTACGTGGGAAGACACATGGTGGGCACAGCGCAAAAACTTTTTGATTTCGGATTGGGCCAAGCTGTTAACTGATAATTTCGAGAAAGAATTGTCCGACTACACTGCCGGCAAGTCGGTTGTGGATAAGTCTGTGTATAGCGGTGCGGATGACAACGAGGAGGAAGTGGATGAGGACGTTACAGCAATTGTCCAAGACGTTGTGAAAGCAAAGCCGCCCAGAGTAAGATCTAGACCCTCACAGACAGCGTCTGTGCAGGAAAAACCGAAACCGACTAAGAAGAAGGGAAATTAAGAATGAATGACGTAGTGAAAGAGAAAAAGACCCGCAATCGCGTGCCGAAGATTTATGTGGTTCAGATGAACGGCGAGAAGCATCTTATCCGTGCGCGTAGTGCGTATGGTGCGCTGAAGTTTGCCGTGAGCGAGACCACCTCGGTGACCATGCTGGGTCTGAAGGAAGTTGCTGCGCTGGCTGAGTATCTGTCGGCTGGTGGTCAAATTCTTGACGCGACGAGCGTGTCGGAAGACTAAACCTTGACGGAAATGTGGCGGCGGGGGTTTCTCGCCGCCACAAGGAGACAGCGATGACCGAGAAAGGTGAGGCAGTTACAAAAGACCAAGTTAACCACCCTGCCCATTACACCGCTGGCAGCGTTGAGTGCATCGACGCCATTGCCGCCGCGACGACGGGTCTGGAGGGGATGGAGGCAGTCTGCACCGCGAACGTGCTGAAGTATGTCTGGCGCTGGAAGATGAAGGGCGGTAAGACAGACCTAGAAAAAGCTAAATGGTATCTCGACAGGCTCCTGTCCGAGGTCAGTAAAGAACCGAAGAAATAAAAAAGGAAAGACATGGACACTATAAGAATCTCCGCAGGCGCAGAAAAATCCTCGCGGGATGAAGACCTCAAAGAGATGCAGGAGATGATGCTGAACAGTCACGCCAGCGTCCTGCTCTCGATCCGAGCCAAAGAATCCGACGACCACATCACGACCGAGGTCAACGGTATCGTGTTCCGCAACGGTGAGATGGAAGGCGGGGCCGACTACGACGAGACTATGCTCGCCGCCCTGTCCGCACTCACCTCCATGTGCCTCGAAACGGTCGGCCCACAAGAAACCCTGCAAGCCCTCACCGAGTGCATTGAGAAATATGGGAAGCAGTACTACCCCAACACCGCAACCCCCGCCCCGAGCACTACCCACTGATAGTGGGTCAGGCTTTGTAATTTATGTTGACACAGTAAACAGAAAGGGTTGTTATGGCGGCATCGTCTCAGGTGTATCGGTTGTATTTCGGATCTGAGGATGAGTATCAGGCGGCGATGGCGAGGGCGTCGCAGCTTGAGGCGAAGGGGATGAAGCGTCGAGCGTGGCGCGTGCGGATGAACTTTGACGGGACGGTAGTGCAGAAGGTAGTAGCGCAGCCGGTCGTTGTGGAGGTGCAGGAGGAGGTACAGGCAGCGCCCGCGCCCGAGAAGGACTACCAGCAGGACTACGTGGGTAAGCGGAAGACTTACAGGATGGACGACCTTGTGAGACAGAGCGGTGTGTCCATGTCGGAGATTGCCCGACAGCTTGGAGTGCGGAAGCAGTCCGTCAGTCTGTGGAAGCAGGGAGGCTTCGCTAATTTAGAGAACTACCAGAAGCTAAAAGCGTTTGTGGAGGGTAGGAAGAAATGAACAAACTGAGAGAAGCGGCGCAGGCCGTTGTCAGCATCGTTACTTGGCGCGTCGATGACGTTCCCCCGCACCTTGAGTTCCTGAAAGAAATGGTCAAGGCCGTTAAGAATCTTAAAGACGCGCTGGCCGAAGACCGGCTGGACGAAATGCAGGCGTTGACGGAAAGCGAGTACCGCGCGCCGGAGTACGAGCTTGTCGGTCGATTTACCGGAACGCTAAACGGGCGATTCATTTTCGCCCCCGAAAGCAACGAAATCTGGCCGGTCGGCACGGCCCTGTACGCGAGGGTTGAAAAATGAGCAAGGACACAGATGGGCAGGCGGTGACTGAAAGCGAGTACAGCCAGTGGGAGTATGAACTGCACGGGAAGCAAGAGGCAGAGACGTTGACGTTGCAGCCGACCGATGAGACAGCGCAATTTCTGGCATGGCACGCTGAAGTTGTCAGGCTTGCGGTGCTGGCCGAGAGGGAGGCGTGCGCGAAGGTGTGTGATTTGGAATTCGCGGCTTGCTG